TGCACTTAACTTATTTGGGAGCCAAATATGACAAAACGCTACAAGGTAGTGGTCCTGATCGGCCGCTTCGAACCCGCCCACAAGGGCCACCTCGCTAACTTTATGCAGGCTGCAGAGCTTGCTGATAAAGTCCAAATTCTGGTTGGAAGTTCTTTTCAACCACGCACTCCAAAAAATCCGTTTAAGTTTCCCGAACGCAGGGAAATGATCCAGAACGCGATCTATGAAGAGAGATGCAACGCAAAATATGACGAAGAAACTCAAGATTATGAGATTCTTCCCATCCGCGACTTCAAATACAGCAACAATAACTGGATCCGCCAGGTTCAAGTTGTTGTCCAGAATGCTAATCCTGGCGTAGATGATAGTGAAATTGCTATCATGGGCTACGATAAGGATGATAGCAGCTGGTATAACCATGCTTTCCCTAGTTGGAAATTTATCCCGTTAAAGGGATTTGTTGAATTTGGTTCTAATCCCATTGATGCAACCAAAATCCGCGAATTATTCTTCGAAGGGCACATAGATTACATCCAGGGTGCTGTAACTCCTGCGGTTTTCCAATATTTGAAAGAATTCGCCAAGCGCGATGAATACAAATGGTTGGCGGCTGAACACAAATTCTACAAGGATTACAAGAAGATGTGGGAAGTTGCTCCATTTCCTGTGATTTTTCACACAACTGATGCAGTGGTTGTTCAGGGAGGACACATTCTTCTTATTCAACGTGGTTTTTCTCCGGGTATGGGTCTTTGGGCACTCCCAGGCGGCTTCTTAAACCCAAAGGAAACATTGGAAGATTGCTGCATTCGTGAATTGGTTGAAGAAACCAAGATTAAGGTTCCGGAAATTGTGCTTCGTAAGGGTATTACCTACGATAAGGTGTTTGATTATCCGGATCGTTCATTGCGCGGCCGTACTATTACCCATGCATTCCTGATTGAACTGGATGGTGGAGATGGTTCACTTCCGAGAGTGAAGGGTTCTGATGATGCGAAGAAGGCACATTGGTTTTCTCTCGCGGAAATTGCTGATATGGAAGAGGCAATGTTCGAAGATCATGCTCATATTATCGACACAATGGTTGCGAGAGCAAAGAAATGACCGTATACGTTAAAATCGAAAGGATAAATGGTAGGCATGACCTGGTTATGCTTGCTGCTAAACTTGAACCAAAAGGTTTTGACGATAGAGTTGAATATAATTCGGGTGGGTGGGAAGATAGACACATAGGAACTATTGCCCCACACCTAAAATTTGAAAGTGAAGATGATGCCATTGCCTATGTATTGGCACACGGTGGAGAAGTTAGTAAAGATCTTCCGGAGATGGCTCCAGGCGATCATTTTCTACCAAGAGCATAACTTAAGGAGATTAATATGCCCTGCAGAGACTATTATGATGACCATCCACAAGAGTATTATGGTCCTCAACTGAAATCAAAAGACGCAGAAATTGACAAGCTAAAGAAGCAGGTCAGTTTTGCTGAAAGTGCCCTTTGCCAGACGATCGCGGCATTTGAAAAGGCATTATTGAATGTCAGAAAGGATTACGATGACAAGGTTTTTGTGAATCCGCTGGATTACATTGACTATAAGGAAGCTGGCATTACCAAGCCTCAACTTGAAGAATGGCTTATTCATCATAAAGAACTTGATGCCAAGCATCGCGCCTCTGAAGCTGAGAAGAAACGCAAAGCTTCTGAAGAACGTAGAAAGAAAATGGAGGTTGAGCGTAGGAAACAAGAAGCTCTTTCTAAACTTTCTTCTGAAGATAGGAAGATTCTGGGCATAAAATGATTTTTCTGGAATTTAATGAGCAGAGAGCTGAAGAAGCAGGGGTTCCGACCCTAATTCAAACTAATCTCTCTATGCTTAATATGCCAGAAGAATGGAGACATTGCGCAGAAAGAATTTTTGATATTAAATTTGGAGTTACTGGATATTTTAAGGATCGATACGGCACAAACTATCAATATAGCTCAGAAGAAGAGGTTGTTTTGAGACTAAGGGCAGTGTTAGTATAGTACAAGTCCCGACAGTGAGTTGGGCAATTAACGATAAGGAGTTTATCATGAAATTTGCAAAGAATATTATTCTAAATAGCGATAGTTACAAGTACAGCCAGTGGGTGCAATATCCCGAAGGCACCGAATATGTGTACTCGTATATCGAATCACGTGGTGGAAAGTACGACAAGCTCGTGTTTTTCGGTCTGCAGGCTTTCCTGCGCGAATATATGACCATCCCAATTACCCGAGAAATGATTGACCAAGCCGAACAGGTTATGCGATTACACGGTGAGCCATTTAATCGCTCAGGCTGGGAATATATCCTGAATGTCCACGGTGGTGTTTTACCAGTTGAGATCAAATCCGTTGATGAAGGTAGCGTTATGTACCTAAAGAACGTTTTGGTGTCGATTGTGAATACCGATCCGAAGTGCTTCTGGTTGACCAGCTTTCTGGAAACTGCATTGCTTCGCGCAATCTGGTATCCTACCACTGTTGCAAGCAACAGCTATCATAGTAAAGAAATCATCATGGAATTCTTGGAAAAGAATGGTGATCCAAGCTTGATTGATTTCAAGCTACATGATTTCGGCGCACGTGGTGTATCAAGTTTGGAAAGTGCAGCACTTGGTGGTGCGGCTCACTTGATTAACTTCATGGGCACTGATACTGTTTCGGGTGTTATGGCTGCAATGGAGTATTATGACGCAGAAGTAAGTGGCTTTAGTATTCCTGCTATGGAACACAGCACTGTTACTAGTTGGGGTCGTGAACATGAGGTAGATTCATATAGAAATATGTTGAAGCATTACGCAAAGGAAGGTAAGATTCTTGCTTGCGTTAGCGATAGCTATGATATCTACGAGGCCTGCAAGTTGTGGGGAACCGAGCTCAAACAGGAAGTGATTGATAGCAAGGCAGTTGTTGTTATTCGTCCGGATAGCGGTGATCCTGTTCAGGTTGTGAGTGATTGTTTGGCCATCCTTGACAAATATTTCGGTCACACTATCAATGCAAAGGGATTCCGCGTTCTTAATAATGTTCGTGTTATCCAAGGCGATGGTATTGATCATTCAATGATCCGAGCAATCCTCACTATAATGCATCTAAAGGGTTATAGTGCCGATAACATTGCGTTTGGTCAGGGTGGTGCATTGTTGCAAATTGTTAATCGTGATGATTTGGAATTTGCAATGAAGTGCTCTGCCGCAATGATTAACGGAAAATGGGTTGATGTATATAAGGATCCGGTTACCTCTTCAATGAAGAAGAGCAAAAAGGGTCGTTTGATGCTTACACTAGATGAAGATACCGGCAAGTATGTTACCGGACCGTTAGAATACAGGTCAGGCCGCGATGATCTTCTGAAGAGTCGCTACATGGATGGCAGGATGTATAACGAAACAACCTTTGTTCAGGTTCGTGAGAAGTCCAGAGAGGTTGCCCGCTAAATAACCGCATACTTAATGCGGAGTTTATATGACAAAGGTAGCAATACTAGGTGCAGGACAAGTTGGAAGAGCAGTATATAAGATTATCACTGATCTTAGGGAAGATTCCGATACCTATGCCGGCATTGATGCCTTTGTAGTAGATTCTAGTGAGGATAGTATCCATAAGTTGGTATATGGATCACATTATGTGGTGGATTTAACAGTTTCTACTCAGGAAGAAATTACAAAATTGTTAGTTGATGGGAAGGTAACGCATGTAATCAATGCGTTACCTTTCGTTTTTAACGTAAAAGTGGCGTCTGCTGCCGCTGCTGCGAATTGTTCGTACATTGACTTCACTGAAGACGATGTTATGGCGGATAAGGTTCAGGAAATTTTCAAAGGTAGTAGTCTTAATTGCGCTGTGAAGTGCGGATTAGCGCCAGGCTTTATTAACTATGTCGGATATGACTTAGTTGGCAAAATGGATACACCTGACTCACTATTGATTAGCGTTGGTGCGCTACCTAGGACAGTTTCTTATGATAGAGCTCATCCAGAAAACTCTTATAATCTAAGTTGGAGTGTAGATGGACTTGTAAATGAATATATTCGCCCTTGCCGAATTAGAAAAAACGGTGAGGAGATGGAAGTTCCGGCCCTAGGAGGTTTGGTTAAGGTTGTTCTAGACGGAATTGAATATGAAGCAGCCTATACTTCTGGTGGTATAGGTAGTCTTGCCCGTGATCTAACCAATGTGCCTAATGTTCACTACATGACACTAAGATATCCAGGACATTACAAATATATTCGCGGAATTGTACAAGATAACCACTCTAACTTCGATACAATCAAGAATATTTTTGCTAAAACATTTCCATTCACTGATGATGATGTTATTGTTGTATATGCGAATGCACAAGGTAAGGATAAGGACGGTGTTCCTGTCCGCAGAAGTTATTCCAATAAGTTTTATGGAGTAAACGGATTAACCGGCATTCAATCGACTACAGCTGGTTCCGGTGTTGCTATGTTGGAACTGATGTTAGAAGGAAAAATGACTGGTATTGTAGATCACTCTACAGTCTGCCTCAAAGACTTTACTGACACAGAGGCTTTTGAAAAATACTACAAAACATGCAAATAAAAAGGGCCCTAAGGGCCCTTTTTTAATTACCTGTTCCCTTAGGATATGCTATCGTTACCCCTGAGTCACCCATTGGGATAATTTCCCCCGGATATACCTCACTATGAAATACCAACGGATATCCTACGACTCCTTCTGTATATGTGAATGGTTTTCCTAATGTATAACGTGCATGAGTTAACCCAGCTGCTCTTGCTTCTGCACCACTCATAGCAAATGCTTGTTGTCCTATCTTTCCTTCTCTTCTATTTACGGTTGCTGTTCTATCTTGAGCAAGTTTCATTCCACCTGCATCCTGCGAACTCAATAGAAGTGTAGGTTCTCCATCGATCTTTGAAATTTCAGCATATATATCACCACCGTGTCCAATTATATCTTGTGCTATCTGTGCATTGAAATCGACCGTTACTCTTGGTGCTGTAATCTGTGCCGAACCACGCATATTATCTATCTGTGATTTGATATCTGTAATAACTTCTTCTGCGGAACTACCTTTTGCCTTAATAGGTTGCATTTTTTCAGATTTTGAATGAACAGCCATCCCTTCGAATTCATTAGATCCTTCGCGTGGTCTTACCTGATAACGTAGATTCCATCCTTTATACTTGTCATCTTTGGTTGCACCAGGTCTAGCTGGTTGTTTCTTGGCCTTGCCTTCTTCAACATCGAGAAATTCAGAGAGTTTTTCTTCGTATGTATTACCTACTCTGTTACCTGTCTTTACATTAATCTTCTGAGTCGCTTGGTTAACACCTTGTGCTGATTTAGCTAATTTTCTTAATGGACGGGTTCTAAAACTATCTGAAGATGCGGCCTTCTGTTTATATGCCCTCATCTTATCAACACTCAGTTCATTTACATGTTGCCACTTTTCCATTACATCATTTAGGATAGTATCTTCACCCACAACTCTTGAATGAGCGGTCTTTGGATTTCTATCTAGAACTTTTTCATAACTGACATCTTGAGCAGGTCTTGAACGGTTGATACCACCCATCGTACCTTCTGTTTTTGGTTTGGCATCATTAGCGAACTGTTTCTTTGTGGCCTTTATAATACCACTGAATCTCTTATCACCACGTTTATAATCACCTGCCTTATCAGCAGCCGATGCATCTTTGCCCGCCGCGGTCTTATATTTGGCTAAAAGTTCTGTAGAAACTTCATCGATGATTTCTTCCATCATATCTTCATCTTCGTCAGCAAGCTTTTCGACAACAATTACGTTGTCTAGTGGAGTTTTCATTAGTCTGCCATCGGCAATACGGAAATAGACTTCAGTATATCCTCCACGGCTCATTCCGAGCTGTTCGACCTTTCCGTCTACTCCCGACTTATTGGTTCGAATGGTGTCACCTACCTTAGGGGTATCGCTTTCATCCTCTTCCATAGGCTTAGAACTCTTCATCCATTCGTCGTGATTGAATGGTTTCTTAGGATAGTTAGGATTGCTTGGTGGTTTATTTAATGGAGCAGCATCTTTTCTCCAAGGTCTGTCACCAAAGTCGTCATTTCTTCTTTGCTCTGACTCGAACTGATGTATCTTCATTTTAGAATCCTTTTCCGGTTGTGCTATTTATCCATTTATTGACACTAGACTTCACTTTGTGTATAATGACATATGCCATTGGGCTAAATAACATCTACCTGGAAATTTCAGGTGGAAAATTTGGGAGAAAGTAAGATGATAACAGCAAAACTTCTCCTTGCGTATTTTCTAAGCACAGCTAACATTGTCGGAATCGACATTGACACATCAAAGATAGATCCAGAACAGGCTTATTGCCTAGCTGAAAATATCTACTATGAAGCTAGAAACGAAGATATACAAGGTCAATTTGCAGTTGCTTCTGTTACCCTAAATCGTGCTAATGATGCACGGTTCCCGAATACTATCTGTGGGGTGGTTAAACAGACTGCCCTATCTAGAGTTAGTAAGAAGCTTGTCTGCGCGTTTTCCTGGTATTGCGAAAATGACAAGAGGGGTAAGGAAATACCTGTTAGAAACAGAGACGGATCCGTTAACCAGCAAGTGGTTGATCAGTTTCAGATTGCAAGTATTGTAGCTATTACGGTACTTGGCGGCGATGTCGAGGATAACACACACGGGGCAACCCACTTCCATAATCCTTTTACAAGTCAACCGGCTTGGAGAAGAGAATTAACGAAGACAATGCGAGTGGGAAACCACGATTTTTACAAATTACCTCCTCCGAAAGAGGAATAACTTGGATGGGGCTTCGGCCCCATTTTTCAATATGTCAATTATACCATCAAATTGGAGAGATGAATTGATTTCTTATCCATTATATAAGAAGCGTTTCGCTATTATTCCTACAGAATGCTCAGATGGTACAAAGTTATGGTTCAAATTCTATTATTCGAAATATGATATTTGGACAGTTTCACACGGACACAAAATTTATGAAGATGATAATTATTATCATCATACTGATTTTGTTGAACGTATTACTGAAGCAGAATACATCTGCAGAAGATTAATAGAAGGTACTTGACTTTCGTTAGAAGTTCTTGTAACATTGGGAAATGACACAAGAGCTTGGCAAGTATTACCTCCGGTTTGCATGGTTTCCGAAAACCCTTAGTAGTGGTGAGAAGATTTGGTTTAAAGACTACTATGAAGTGCATCTCGATCTACCTGTGATCGATCCGGTATATACAATTAGACTCATCAGCACCATCGATTATATCATTGAATCTCTAAAAGGGAATATTATCAATGGTATGGATCAGGGACACATAGATGATGCATTTGAACGTATGTTGAACGCTGCCAGGGCTCATAACTTTGGGCTTAAGGATGCAGAACTACATTGATTTATTAAAAGACATCATAGAAAATGGTGTAGACAAACCAGATAGAACTGGTATAGGGTCGAGAGCAGTATTCGGGAGATTGCTGCGATGGGATTTAGCGCAAGGCTTTCCCATTCAGACCACACGCAAAGTTCCTTTGCGTATTGCCTTTGAAGAGACAATGTTTTTCCTCCGTGGAGAAACGAACACAAAGTTACTAGAAGAGAAAAGAATCAATATCTGGAAGGGAAACACATCTCGTGAGTTCCTAGATAAGCGTGGCCTCACCTATTTGCCAGAAGGTGATATGGGTAAGGGTTATGGTTATCAATGGAGACATTGGGAAAAGTTTGATAAGCTTGTAGAATATCAAACTGAAGATTGCGGTGTTGTATCAGAGGTTGATCAAATTGCTGAACTTCTTTCTGGTATGAAGAAAGACCCATATGGTCGCCGTCATGTGGTTACAGGTTGGAATCCGGGACAATTAGATGAAATGGCATTGCCTCCATGCCATATGCTTCACATGTATTCTGTGGAGGGAGATTTTACTATAGGAAATGGTAAACTAAACAACTGTTTCGTTATGCGTAGCAATGATGTACCGTTTGGTCTACCATTTAACATTGCATCATACGCCCTCCTAAATCATATTTTCGCAAAACACCTTGGATTAACTCCGGGAGAGCTTGTTTATATGGGTTGGGACGTTCATATCTACCAAAATCAGATGGCTATGGTTGATGAAATGATGCCACGTATTCCGCGAGCATTGCCAACACTTGTTATTAAGAAAAATCTGCCTACTTTTAAGGATATTCTGGCCTTAGAATGGGAAGATATTGAACTTATTGGTTACGATCCATATCCTGATGTACAGAATAAGCCGGAGATGGCAACATGATTACCATGACCAATGAGCAATTGGAAAAGATTACCTTATTAGATAAGCTCTTTGGTGCATTTAGTGTCCAACAACTAAAAGAATTTACAGAATCGGAACAAGTTGTTGCTAGATTAAAGGGGACTGATCAGAATCCAGAAATCTTTAAGCGTCTAATTCAAGAACATGATATCTATTCTTTAGATCTTACGAATGCGAAGACTGAGATATTAACGTTGAAGAATGATTTTCAATCCTTGATGAAGATATTGAATCAAGTTATTTTCACACCGACATATAATCAGGATTTTCAGAATCTAAAACAAAAGCACAATGTCTATTGAAACGCATAAATACATTTGTCACACAAAGGTGACAACGTTTCAAAACTCATATCCGCTTAAGGAAGGATTCTATATGTCATACAATAAAACAAAATGCGACCCCATTCTGGGTCAACAAGTTCACGCTCACCTCGTAAAATGTGGTGTTGAAACTCCTGTAATTGATAATGGAGTAGATCGTAAAGATAAGATTGAAGCCATAGAATATCATTTTGCAAAAATTATGGAAAAATTGGGCTTGGATCTAACTGATGATAGTTTAGAGGAAACACCAAAACGTGTTGCTAAAATGTACGTCAATGAAATATTTTGGGGTCTAGACTATGATGCATTTCCAAAATGCACAGCAGTAGATAACAAAATGAAATACGATGAGATGGTAATCGAAAGGAACATCAATGTCCAATCTAACTGCGAACATCACTTTGTTGTCATCGATGGTGTTGCAACAGTTGCTTATATTCCTAACCAGAAGGTATTGGGACTTAGTAAAATAAATCGAGTGGTTGAATATTTCAGCAAGAGACCACAAATCCAAGAACGATTAACAGAACAAATTTATCACGCATTACAATATATCTTAGAAACAGATAATATCGGTGTAGTGGTACATGCTCAACATTTCTGTGTTAAGAGCCGAGGCGTAGAAGATACAGGATCTAGCACTGTAACAAGTAAGCTAGGTGGTGTTTTCAAGACAGATCCAAATGTTAGAACCGAATTTATGAGATTAGTATCGGTTAAGGAATAATCATGGCAAAATTTATCAGCACAAAAGAATATAAACAAATTGGTCCTGTAGCATACCGTCAATGGCGTGCAGATTCTCATTGTAATCTAATCCATGGATATGCAATGACATTCAAATTTGACTTTGAATGTGATACATTAGATGCACGTAATTGGTGTATGGATTATGGTGGATTGAAACCACTTAAAGGTATGTTAGAAGAATGGTTTGATCATACTTTACTTGTAGCACAGGATGATCCGATGCACGAACATTTAATCAATCTCGGTAAGCTAAAGTTAGCTAAGATTGTGGAAGTTGAGAAAACTGGATGTGAAGGTATTGCAGATTTCTTATACGAATATGTCAATACAATATTTTTACCGAGTTATGGTGCCGATACAGCCGAGCGTGTATGGTGTTGTAAAGTAGAGGTTCGCGAGACTGATTCTAATATGGCAATGCGAATAGGACATAGGGAAGATAACGAATTCAAGGATTGATATGTCTAAAATCACTGAGGTTGTTAGTCCAACACGTGGTATTGTTGGCTATCTACACGAAGTAGAATGCAACGAACCACGTAGTATCCTTATTTTTCAATTACCGCGTGAAACAAAAATGTTGAGTGATAGCTATGTTAAGGGTGCAATGGATTCTGTTAGAAAATCTTTGCCAGAAGGAAGATCCGCACTTGTAATTGGATGTGACGTCAATGTTTATGAATTAGCTGAAGCAGATTCAATCATTCTAAAATTGAAGGGGCTGATTTAGGGCTAAATACTAAATGATATTTGCACTAATAACTCTTTTGGCGGCCTTATCTTTGGCCGCCATTGCTGACTGGTTTTCAATAATTGGATTTATAGCAATTTATGCTGCCGCCCCAACACATGCCCTTATTATGGGTATAGTGTTGGCATTAGCCAAACTGGTAACAACCAGTTGGGTCTATCGAAATTGGGAATTCGCTGATTGGAAACTTAAAACCCCGCTTATTGGTTTCATATTAGCACTTATGATTGCAACAAGCATTGGGACATTTGGTTTCCTTTCAAAGGCACACTTAGAACAAGGTGCCAGCACTATAGATAACAGTGCCAAGGTAGAAAGATTAGATCAGCAAATTACACGAGAGAAATCTACTATCTCAGACGATGAAAAAGTTATCACTCAATTGGATGCAACTATTAATTCTTACATTGAAAAAGATAGAACAGATAAATCTTTAGCAGTTAGAAAGAGCCAGGCCCCACAACGTAAACAATTAAGAGATGATATTGATGCTTCGCAGAAGCGAATTGATGCATTTAGTGATGAAAAATTAAAGTTGCAATCTGAAGTTAGAAAACAACAACTGGATGTAGGTCCAATTAGGTATATTGCTGAACTATTTTACGGTGTAACAGAGGATGCTTCTAAGAATATTGAGGCAGCGGTAAGGATATTCACGCTTCTTATTGTATCGACTCTTGACCCACTTGCTGTTATATTGTTAGTTGCGGCAAACCATACTATAATGAGGCGAGAGAATGAGAAAAAGGAAAAACTTCCGCCACAAGGAATTTATAGACAGAGTGAACTTCACGAATCTCCCACCATTGAGGAAGCGCCTAGCGAAACACCTAATACGATTGCAGAGAGTGATGGGGTTGAAGACATCGAAACTGGGGATACAATCAGCGTGGAGGACACAAGCCCGCCACCAGAAGAAAACACGGTACATGTTCCGATATTGCCGGAAGCTGTGGGATTATTAGATGAAGAAAAAGTGCCAACATTGGAGGAATTTCAGCAACATAGGGCCAGTGTGTCGCTCCCCATCATACGTCAACCAAATCTTTCAAGAGTTATGCGGGAAGATTCCACCCCGATTCGACCACCTGTTGCCAGCATATCGCCGCCGGTACAAGATAAGATTAGGGAGATAGAGAAACCACGAATGCAGGATGCTATAATGAGAGAAGTATTTGGCTCTTCTCCACATTTTATACCACAAAAAGTACATGAAGAAGAAAAGCTTGCACAGGTGGAAACACCCACCACCACCGCCGAGGCACCGCCGCCCGAGACCCGGGGGCAAGCGTCGGAAATTAAAAAGATACAACAAGAAGGACAGGGAGAGAATGTTACTCCGCCGGAAGTTCAGGGAGTCCTTATCAATAGCGTTTCCCGGGGTTCCGATCATAAGTATCCCAAAGCCTTAAGCTGGTTAACTGAATTCAAGAGGACCTAAAATGAATGAAATAGAAGACGATGGCAACGTAAAGAAAATTATCAATTGTTCATTCTGTAATAAAGGCCGCCACCAGGTTGAACAGATGATCGAAGGTCCAGAATTCAATGGTAAGATTTTATATATCTGTAATGAATGTGTAGATGTTACTCATGAAATTCTTCATACAGAAGCTCCAGAAAAATCTATCAAGAAAAGAAGGGAGAAAATCCCTACTCCTGAGCAAATTAAAGCAAGTCTTGATGAATATATTATAGGCCAGGATGATGCTAAGATTGCAATATCTGTTGCGGTATATAATCACTTTAAACGAATGCATAGTAAGTCAAAAACAGAGATTGAAAAATCTAATTTGTTAATGATAGGGGAGAGTGGATGTGGCAAAACACTCACTGTTAAGACTATTGCCAAGTTATATGACCTTCCATATGTAATTGCTGATGCTACTACATTAACCGAAGCAGGATATGTTGGAGAGGATGTAGAAAATCTAGTTAAGCGTCTATTATTACATGCAGAAGATGATTTGGAAAAGGCACAACACGGAATTATTTTTATTGACGAGGTTGATAAGAAGAGTCGCAGGAGCGAATCTGCCACAGTCAGCAGAGATGTATCTGGTGAAGGTGTACAGCAGGCATTACTAAAACTTATCGAAGGTACCATATTAAAACTTGATGATGAATATGGTGATACCATTGATTTTGACACTAAAGATGTATTGTTTATATGTAGCGGTGCATTTGTAGGACTTGATGAGATTATTAGGAAGAATAGATCCAAGACCAGTATAGGTATTGGTGCTGTATTAAATACAAAGAAAGCATTCTCTATGGTTGCCAAGACAGCATTACCTGATGACTTCATTAAATATGGTCTCATTCCAGAGTTTGTTGGACGTTGTCCAATTACTGTTGTTTTTGATGATCTAACTCCAGACATGATGATTAGAATCCTCAAAGAACCAAAAAATAGTATTGTTGATCAATTTAAAGCCCTATTTAAGTTTGAAGGCGTTACTCTTGACTTCGATGATAAATACCTACAGAATGTTGCAGAGGATTGTTTGAAGCAAAAAGTCGGTGCAAGAGGGTTGCGTTCGATTATGGAAAGAGATCTCCAGGCCACACAATATATTCTGCCAAGACTTGCAAAGGAAGGCGTCAATAAAATCCTTGTTGACGAGAATGGTAAAATTAAACATGTTCATAAGGCAAAGAAACGAGCAAACAATGACAAATAGATATAAAGATGGCAGAAAACATCGAGGGCTGACCGTGGAAGTTAGGGGCGACGATTTTGGTCGTGCATTGCGTACATGGTCTAAGAAGGTCCAAGATTCTGGTATCTTGAAAGAAGTTAAGGACAGAATGGCGTATGAGAAGCCAGCTGTATTAAGACAGCGTCTAAAAAAGCAAGCTCGTAAGCGTTGGGAAAGAACGGTTGAAGAAATGATTGAGACCGGATTGTGGCATAAAGATAAGAAATATTGATAGTCTGTTAACTATCGCACATAAAGGGCCGCTTGTCGGCCCTTTATCTTTGAATGCTTGAATAATGCTTGACCTTTTCAGCTCAGTTTGTTATAGTCTGGTCATGCACTAACACACAAGCTTTGTAAGTACGGTGCATCGGACTACAAAGTTCGTTAGTTCAGAAAAATTGTGTGACAATAATTAGATAGGCTAATTAAAGCTACACATAACGACAATAAGGTCGTTTGATCAAATAACTTAAAGGAAATTTAAAATGAAGAAGACTCTTATCGCTGTTGCCGCTCTTGTTGTTGCTGGCGCATCTTTTGCTCATGGTTCGAGCAACACTGTTACCTCGACTACTTCCACTGGCGCTGTCGGCGGCGGTGGTACCTTCGCTGCTGGCCAAACCAGCAACCGTACTCCGGTTGTTGCTTCTGGTGCCGTTCTGCTTGGCGGTTCGGGCGCAGTTGCCGGTTCGGAAGGTAGTTCGAATGGTTCGGGCACACAAGCTGCTTCGGGTGGTTTGAATGCTGCTGCTACTGGCGGCCTGGCTGGTGCAACTCGCGGTGCAACCGCTGGTTATGTCGGTGGTAACGCTTCTGGTTACGTCACCAACGTTACCGTTACCAACTCTGCTCCACAGAACCACGGTAACTAATCTAATCAGCGCAAGCTGAGAAAGTGTTAAGTAGGGGAGAAATCCCCTACTCTAGTAACAAACAAACAAACAAAGGAAATATATGAAGAAAGTAATTCTCGCTATCGCAATGTGCGCAGCTGGTTTCAGCGCATTTGCTGATGACACCACTGCTGTCTCCGGTTCCTCGTCTACCGCTATTACATCATCCACTTCCGTGGCTGGTGCTGCTGTTAATAAGTCGGGCAATTCTAGCTCGACTTCCGGTGCTTCTGTCTCCGGAACAACTGCAACTGGTGGCTCGGCGACTGGTGGTGCAGTTAGTGGTGTAACATCCAGCGGTACCAATACCAACAATATCGGTTGTTTGGTAAATTGTACCGATACTACTGCAAGTACCAAGGCACTTGCCGATTCAACCGTCCAGGCCGCTGCTATTACAGCACAAGCTATGCGTGATGTGGCCGCTACTACCGTCACTATCAAGAACACACCGGCCGTACTTGGTCCTAACTTAGTGTCGTCTAACGATACTTGCATGGGTTCAACATCGGGTTCGGCTAACGTTCCTGGTATTGGTATTGGTTTCGGTACAAGCTGGGTTGACGAAAACTGCAAGATGTTAAAGAACAGTCGTGAAATGTGGAACATGGGTATGAAGGCTGCTGCATTGGCACTGATGTGTAACGATAAGGCTAACAAGGAAGCTCTTGAGCTGACTGGTTTTGTCTGCCCGCAAACTGAACGTGACAACAAGGCCAAGGCCGCTGCTGCACAACCTGCTACCAATGTTCAGACATCATCGACAAGTGACTATACTGGTACCGATCCGGTTGTTCGCGCACGTCTAGGACTCGACGCACAAGTAGCCGCTAAGTAAGTCAACTGTCTAAAGGAGACTTATATGAAGAAAGTAATCTCAACCTTGGCACTATTGGTGCTTACAGGTTCGGCGATAGCTCAGGTGAGCGTAGGCCGTCAAGAACTTGGTTCTGGTACTCCCGGAACACAAGGTGTTGAAAATGCTACAAAGTGGAGTAATGATATCTATCATGCCCCACAATACATGCCGGGTTACCCAACCGCAGCAACGCTCTTTCCAAGAGTAATTGATGTGGAATGTGTTAAGACTGCAACAGGTCTTCAATGCAAGGGTTATAACTGGTTACCTGAGTTGGGCCGTGGTGAATATCTGATGATCCGTCCGGTTGTCAGAGAAGTTCCGAAGCCTGTTGTTGTAACGGTAATTAAGGAAGTACCGGTTGTTATTGTTAAAGAAGTTCCTAAAGAGCTTCCGTTGGTAACAAAGAAGATTGGCGAGTAATATCGTGCAATCAACCTAGAAGCCGGGATGATACCCGGCTTCTTAATGAGTAAAAATATGTCAATTTTAGTCACCATAGCACTTGCGACGATCTGCTTTACCAATAATGGTACCGAGGAGTGTCATCCGGTGCTTTTAGGTAAAAATATACCTACACCTGTTGGGGAATATACATTAAAACACGTTAGAACAAATGCTCGAGGATATGGCGGAGACATATTGCAGTTTCATGAAAATAAAGATATGTTATATGCCATTCATCGAGTATGGTTATTAAAACCTGAACAGAAGAGGTTGGATCGGTTGAAAAGTTTAGATATCAAGGACCATTTCATTAGTTCTGGATGTATCAACGTTGAACCAGAAGTCTACAATAAATTGGTAGACTGCTGTACAAAGGAAACATTAATTATTAGATAAATATGTAATCCCGGAGGATTACATATGAAACGCGCACTACTTGTTGGAATTAATTACGTTGGTACAGATCATGAATTGCATGGTTGCATTAATGATTCAAATAATATGAAGGCTTTATTGACAGGCCGCGGATTTACAGATGTCAAGCAAATATTAGAAGCCGATGCTACCACTGCTGGTATCACTGCTGGTCTACAATGGCTTATTTCTGGTACAACACCGGGCGATGTAATTGCATTTCACTATAGTGGACACGGTTCACAAATGCCACGTGCATCTGCACCAACTACATTCGAAGAAATTATTTGTCCCATAGATCTAAACTGGATGGATAAGATTATTACAGATACCACATTGCGTGATATTTTTAATAAGGTTCCTAATGGTGTGAATACAACGGTTATTCTAGATTGCTGCCATAGTGGAACAATGCTAGAACAAACCCAACATTTTGATACAGCAACAAAAGATTTAACTCCTGATGTAGAAACAAAAAGTGATAGATTCTTGCCGCCACCTGCCGGAGTTGTAAGTCAAGATTTAGTCCATGCCACATGGAGCACTTCAAAGGATGTTAATGCAACTGCGCTATTGATTGCAGGATGTCATTCAGACCAAACCTCAGCGGATACAACTATAAACGGACAACCTTGCGGTGCTGCCACAGCATCACTCTTGCAAGCAGTGGCCGCAAATTCGGCGATTTCGTACAAAGAACTCATAACATCAATGGATAAATTTATGCTTGACAACAAGTATACTCAGGTACCAGAGCTTGATGGCGACTCTTCGTTGTATGATCAGAAATTTCTAGAACCGTTTAGTTTTGTAATTCCACCATCTGTTCTTATTACACCGGATGCAGTGGCCATGCCACAAAATAATTCGAAATCCCTACTTATTGTTCTTGCGGTGGTAGTAGTAGCTTTGCTCATTTTCTTCTTGCATTAAAAAGATCTGAGATAAATAAATTTGTAAGGTGCTCATTGGGAGGCCTTACACTTAAACTTGCTTTATGGAGTAAATTATGTCTAGAAACGACTTTCAGCGCCTCTTTGACCAGCTTGAGGCTTTATCAATTGGTTTTGGTCCTGTATTTAGAGACTTTCAGGTCCCTACTACAAATTATCCACCACACAATATTGTTACCCTTTCCGACAATGAATTCAACCTCGAACTTGCTGTAGCAGGCTTCAAGAAGGGTGAAATTCGTATGGAAGAACATCAGGGGTTATTAACAATTAGTGGTGCTAAGGAAACAACTTCCGACTCTGATTATCAATACCGCGGAATCGCAGCACGCTCTTTTACTAAGAGTTTCCGAATTGCTGAATATTTTGAGGTAAATAATGCTACAATGGAAGATGGTATCCTTACAGTAATGTTTGTAAAGAATGTTCCTGAAGAAGCCAAGCCTAAGCTTATTGCCATCAAGTAATATTCCTTGACAATCGGCCCCAGGCAGTGTACACTAGACGTAATAGTGCAAACTCCTGGGGATTTAAAACATGCCAGATATTGAAGTTATTGAAAAAATAGATGAGACTATTAAGGTAGCCATCCCTAAGATGTATAAGGTGTTGCTTCATAACGACAATACTACTACCTTTGATTTTGTTATCATGGTCTTAACTCAGATCTTTCATAAGACTGCTGAAGAGGCAATAGAGGTAACAAAACTCATTCATGTGCAAGGGCAAGGTATTGCTGGAGCACCATATACACATGAAGTTGCTGAAGAAAAAACTCTGGAAACAATCCTGCTTGCAAGAGCGAATGGGTTTCCATTAACTCCTACATTTGAAGAGTTATAACCATAAATATCTCGTAGTGATACGGGAAATAAATGTCAGAAAACCTAATACCAATTAAAGCTTTCCTAGGAAAATATTATCCAGAGTTGCATTATGCATCTGTTCAAGACAAGTATAAGAATACAAAACTTGATACATTTTTCGAACAAAGATTTTATATCCAGAATAATAAAGTACAGATGATAGTAGATCCTACTATGTCTGGCCTTACGGTTTTAATATCGGGTAATGAGATTCATATCAGTAAAGAATTGTATGATCATCCTAATGTATTAATTACAAATTCTTTAGAGAACCCGGATCAGAATAGTAATCCACGTAGTTTATATAATCCGGAAACATTCCCTACACTTGCATACCTTGTATGTCAAAATCATACAATGTTCCAAGTTACTGGAGGTGTAGATGAACCCATCTATCTGAAATATAAATCCGACTATGAAGCATTCTATAGTTCGGTTGTTGTATTTGAAGTATCAGAAAATATTGAAATTGAGATTGTTGAAGAAATTGAAAGCTTCAGTGCATTGAATGCTGTAACGAATTATATTTTACATCCTGCTTCAAAGCTCAATCTTACAACCTTCTATCAAAATCATATTTCTGCATTGTCTTTTGTTTATAGAAATATTATAGCACAAGATGGAGCATCCTATAACCATATGTTATTTGGAAAAGGCTCATCGAATGTAATTGATGAAAACAAAGTACATGCACATAATTTATCTAAATCAGAATTTCTTGGAATTGTAAATTCTGGTTCTAGAAATTTCCATTCTATCCTATATGTCCAACCTGCCAGTGAAGATTATTCGGTAAATGTTGACTATAGAGATGTTTTATATGGTAAGGCAAATGTTACATTCTTTCCTATGATTATGGGACAACTTCCGGGAGAGAAAGCAACCATTTGTGTATCTAATATTACATTAGAGGGTATGATGAATGAGGCTGTAGAAATTGAGATCAAAAAGTATATAAATGATCTCACAGAACGTGCCACACTCGATAGAATGGTTGGTGTAAAGAGGTTCTATGACAATAAGATCAAGTTCCTCCATTTTCCATAAATAATAATGCGGACAAGCCGCACCATCTCAATCCAGCCGGAGAAACAAAATGTTTAAAATTACAAGTATCGATTCATTGGGCACAGATTACACTGTTGCAGATCAAAATGGGAAGGTTTTAAAAGTTGTACAGGTTATTCCACAAACAGAAATTTTAGAAGCTGCATTGGGAAAGTATACAGAAGCATTCGGCACACTTCAAGAGTATATTGAAAAATCAGTTGCTGTATTATCTGGATTTGAAGAAGTAAATCCAAATACAGTTTTATGGTATGCAACAACGGATGATGAAGTTGTTCTGTCCGAACTCATCGAATTTGCAATCAAGAATGGATATGACAAAATCATCCTTGAACACCTTGAAGATTTAGAATAAATCTGTTACATTTACTGCTGCACTATAGCTCAGAAAAACGAACAGCCTCTAGACACAAGGCGGCGCCGCCGGCTCAATGTTGTCCTAGTTACACTGTAAGAGAGCAGCTAATTGATAATTAGCAGGTCGGTGGTTTGAAGTGTTCCATCTAGTGCAACCACTAAAGGGAATATGGAAGAAAAGAATGTGTGTATTTGGATAGGAGACGGGGAAGGTTGCCGCCATCCTACTATGTATGGCAAAGCCTATTGTGAACAACATCACGATAGGATGTATTTAACTCTCCTTCCAGAAATGGCCCAATATATTATAGACAAAGAGCTAAAAGACACCGATTGACATAATCGTTCTGTTGTTTTACAATAGTAACAACAAAGGATATTTATGAGCATTCTGCAAATTCTGGAATCGATTAACAGTCAGTCAGCTCGCACTGCAAAGATTGCACTCATCGAACAGAACAAGGGTAATCAGTTGTTCCTTGACGTATTGCAGGCTGCACTGAATCCGTATACAAATTATCACATCAGGAAGATTCCCGACTATGACCCAAAAGGCGGAAAGACCCTCGACTGGGCGCTGGTTGAACTTAAGAAGCTGTCGGATAGACAACTCACCGGCCACGCAGGTATTGAGCATCTGCGCAGTATTCTTGGTAGCATTTCCCTTGATGATGCTGTTGTTGTTAGCCGCATTATCGGTAAAGATCTACGCTGCGGCGCAGGCGATGGCACAACGAACGTAGCACTTCCTGGCTTTATTCCCAGCTATCCCTGCCTGCTTGCTCGTCCATATGACGAGAAGAACATCAAGAACATCAAGTATCCTGCCTACAGCCAATTAAAGGCCGATGGATTGCGTGCAAATGCAATTGTCGAAGGCCACGTCGTGAATTTGTTCGGTCGCAGTGGAAGAGAAATCGACTTACTTGGGGCACTGGACCAGGCAATGATTTCGTTAGCCTCCGAATTTCCGTGGCCAGTTGTTTTTGATGGCGAATTTGTTGTGGCGGATAAATTCGGCCGCGTCATTGACCGCAAAACAGGCAATGGCATTATCAACAAGGCCATTAAGGGCACAATTTCCGAAGAAGAAGCAAAGATGATCAGGTTCCAGATCTGGGATGCGATTCCTCTTGCTGAATTTAAGGAAGGAAAATCAGTAGATAGTTACAAACACCGTTTTGAGAGGCTTATTCAGGCAGTTGATGCCAGGCCTCAAGCAGATAAGTCTTACTGGGTTATTCCATATAAGACTGTTGGTAGTCTCGAAGAAGCCGTTGCTCACTTTGAGCAATTATTGGCAGAAGGACACGAGGGCACCATCCTAAAGAACTACTGTGCCCTCTGGGAAGATTCGCGCAGCAAGCATCTGGTGAAGATGAAGGCGGAAAAAGACGCAGATATGGAAATTATTGGCTTCAACCCCGGTGAGGGCAAGTTCCTCGGTATGGTTGGAAGCATGCAAATGGCATCTAGCGACAGGCTTGTTGAATGTAACATTAGCGGATTCCCAGATGATTTGCGTTTGGAAATTACTAAGAATCAGTCTGGATTGCTTGGCACAATTGCCACAGTCATCTATAATGAACGCATTAAGAGCAAGTCGCGCACTGGTGTTGATTCATTATTCCTGTGCCGTTTTGCTGAATTCCGCACCGACAAAACTGTTGCAAATAGTTCAAAGGAAATTAAGTAATGGAAAAATGGTATTATGTTGTAATGGGTATATTCCTGGTTGCTATGGCCGGCTCTTTTGCAGTAGACTCTTATATGAAGGGGCAATGCAGAGAGACAGCGATCAAGGCGGGGAAGTCTGCCGAGGACATTACAAGAATCTGTAGATAAATGGTAGCTCCTGTGCTACCACAGGAGTATATCATGTTTACAAAATATCCGCGCACACCACATCTCCCCTGGAGTCCCGGTACCACCGACGACGATAAGGTTCTCCACGACCTTTCGCACTTTGAAGGTAAGCGTGTTGTCATTACCAAGAAAATGGATGGTGAGAATACAACCATGTATTCAAATCATATTCATGCTCGTAGTATTGATAGCAGGGGCGGTATAGACCGCGACTGGGTCAAACAGCTATGGGCCGGCATTGCTCATAATATCCCCGAAAATTGGCGAATTTGCGGTGAGAATCTGTGGGCACAGCACTCGATCCACTACACAAATCTGCCATCATATTTCTTGGGTTTTTCCATCTGGGACGAAGCTAATATCTGTTTGGGATGGGACGATACTCTACAATTTTTTGAATTGTTAGGGATCAATCCTGTCCCTGTTATGTATGATTTTATTTGGGACGAAAATAAGATTAGAAAAATACATACAGAATTATCAAACGATAAGGATGAAGGTTTTGTAGTCCGCAATGCTGATAGATTTCACTATGATCAATTTAACCATAATGTCGTAAAGTATGTTAGAAAAGGTCATGTGCAAACCGGCAAGCATTGGAGAACCCAAGAACTTGTTCCAAATGCATTAAAAGAATAAAAGCAACAACAAAACCTCTAAGGGCGCCCAGTGCGCCCTTTTTTAATGACCGCAAAGCTCTCTATCCTTGATAAATAAGTATATTGAATAATAAGAGGCTTCCGATGTCAGACATTAGAAAATGGATTAAGATTATGGAGAGCGTGCCTGCTGTAATCATCAAGAAGGATGCAACTGTAATGGTAAATCCTAGAGTTGGTGGTGGCACAGCAAGATATATGCATAGCACTCCAAACGGAGCTATGGTCGATATCAAAGGTATTGCAAGAGAATTAGGACACGATGATTTTTCATTGCCAGAGCGTGATTACGAAGATCCTTATCAGAAAGGTAATGATTGGTTTCACGTTAGTGATCAAAATGATACTCCTGGTTCGATGAAAGACAAGCCAGAATTTCGTCCAGGTGATATGGTTAAGATTGCTGATGTGTATGGATCAGTTATTGGGCCCGGCTTCGGTATTTTCGTCGCCTATGGAACAACAGGCAAAGATTGTATTATTAGCTTTGATAATAAAGAAATTGTAGTACCTACAACAAATGTAGGAGCGGTATTAGAACAGAATTCAAAAGACAATTTTGATGAAATGGACAACGATGGCAACCTATCGCCTATGTCACTTGGATCAGAAAATGTAAAAATAGAGCAGCCACAGAATAGTGGAATGCAATCAAGGGAGCCAGCGATGGATCAAAGAGACGAATTTTCAAAATGGATGGATACAGTTGAGGAAGCAATGACAGACGAAGGTAAGCCAGAGCTTGAAGAAGACTTCCCAATGAATGAATGTGGTTGCGATCAATGGGATTGTCCTGTTTGTTTCCCTGATACAGGAATGGGTCATCCAGAGATGGGCGGTCCAGAAATGGGTGCCGAGGTTGTTGGCATGGGCGGAGAAGGAGAAGCTTGCCCAACCTGTGGTCATGTGCATGGTGGTCATGAAGAACATGGTGAGCTGGAAGCAATTCCTTTTGAAGTAGAGTTTGAAGACGGTTCTTCGGGTGGAATTGGAACTGGCGGAATGGCACAAATGGCCGTAGGTGAGGATGACGCCGCAGTTGCAGCATTTAAGGCTAAAGGTGGACAAGTTCAAAAACTTCCGTACATGAATCGTCCACGTAACCCAGCCCTTGCTTTTGGATCTAAACACATAGGTTCGGCAGCAGGTACAGGTAATAGATCTCAGCAAAGAGGCGGCTCGGCAAATGTCAATGTGCCAGGTAAGAGCAGCAGAATAACACCTGATGTTGCAGGCGGGCAGGGAAAAGTTGTGAGCGATCCAAATAAGAGATTATTCAATCCTAAGCCACTAGGTGACTTAGAAGAAGAGCCAATGGACTTCACCGAAAAACCAAAATCTGGTAAGGGTGTTAAGCTAGGCGATATCGTTAAGAAAACAGAATTCAGGAAGACAGGTGGTCAGAATTCTCCAATGACACACGGAGAAGAAAATCTAGGTGAAGAAGATTTCGATACCATGGGTGATAACGAAAGTTCTGGTATTATTGATCAGATTATGAACATGCAAGAAATGGGATTAAGTAAGTCTTCCAAGATGTATGATCGTGCAACACTAGAACAGATGTCCCAAACTAACCCAGAAAGTATCAGTCAAATTCAACAAGAAGTTATGGGTGATGTCTCTGAAGAACAAGGTGCTCCAAAACCTACCAAGACAAAGAAATCACATTATCTAGATGACTTTGATGATATCTTAAATCCAAAGCAAGATCATCTGCCAGCAAATGTAGAGCCAGAAGGTGACGATGATGTAGAAGGTGGTAATCAATCACCAGCATCGTTACCTACATCTTCTAGAGCAGATACACAGGCAAGAACTCGCAGCATGAATCCGTCTGATCAAATGAGAGATTGGATGAGTCGTATTAATCCCGAAGTAGGCGCAGATGAGCCTGCTATTCCAGACGCACCACAAAATGAACTTGTGGTAAGAACTGCAAGAGATGTACCAGCAGTTATTAGCAATGCACTTCAGGCAGCAGGTATCCAATCTCCAGAATGGCACACAGTTAATAATCTACCAGGGTATAATCAACAACGTACAAGAGGTATGGGTCGTCAATTGTTTAGTATGTTCACTTCTACTCCGTTAGAGAATATTAAGACAATTGCAAATGTAGATGGCCAGGGTCCAAATAGTGATGCAGAAATTCGTGCTGTAGCAGGATTCTTAAGAGATAATGCAGAAGACTTAGGTGAGGTTGATGTAAGTCACGGAATGGCAATCCCCGGTTATCATCCCGATGTTAAAGAATATAGAGCAAATGGTATTAGATTCCAGATTGTAAGAGATCCAATGGGTCAATATATCTATGCATACCCTGATGCAGACGCAAGAATTCAAGGGGGTGGCCAAGGACAGGAACAATTACCAGGTGGACAACCCGGTCGCGGAAATCCACCAAGATTACGCGAATCTGATGAGGAATCAAGTATGAAGTCGTTTATGAGACCTACACTGTTTGAGCAGCTAAAATGGGATGAAGAAATCTTTGCTGTATTAAAGGAAACAGCAATTGAAGAAGAAGTGCTCGATGAGAGTTCATTGAGTAAAAAGCTCGGTAAAGAAAAGGGTGGTCAGAACTTAGTTCGTTGGATGCACAATAAGCATAAACTTAGCAACGAAGCTGATCTACAACCAGCACCTTTTAGTGAAAGACTTCTATGGAAAGAATTTAAATCCAATCCAGATAACTTTGTTGTTGTTTCAGCTGAGAATGGTGTAGCAGGTGTCAAGCCACATGAAGAATTCATTAGAAAAAGAACTGAAGAATTTAGAAAGAAGGGCAAGACATATAATCCAGCGGGCGATAGTACATTACCGTATCAGATTATTGCTTTTACTGACGATGGTCAACAGGTTGATCCTTCCTTATTCAGACAACCAACAGAACCGGGCGAAGAGCCAGAACAGCGCCATCCAGATCCAACTGTTATGAGAGCGCGTATGGGTAAGATTAGTGGAAGGGATATGCAAAACCCAACCAATACCTTTAATCTGCTTGCAGATCAAATTGGTGCTCTAAAGACTGTCTGGGTTGCCAGTGGTGCTGTTGAAAGAGAAAAGATGAAAGGTCGTGCTGATTCGAGAGTTACCACAAAGATGCCCGAACAGGAAGCAACACAGAAAATTTTCAATAGAGTTCGCCCTGTATTAAAGACATTGGCTAACCAGGCTCTTCTACAAATCAATAATAGAGCAAAACGCTATATTGAGGGTGGTAATTTTGAAGGTGCGCAGAAGGTTGCAGCGAGCGGACAAAAGCTAAAGCAATTCCTTGCTACTATTGATAAATCTGGTGAGGTTGCACTTCCAGGATATGGAACTATTACGCAACAGATTAGAAAGGTAATTGCAGATGCTTCAGGATCTCCAGCAGGTTCGGAAGGTTTCAGGGATTATTTGGATTCAGCTGCTAAAGGTAATTCTGCGCAACTCAAGCCAATTCTTGATGCATTAAGAGATAACCTTGTTAATTTAGCATAATGAATTTACTCCAGGACCTAATAGAAGCATTTCTTATAGAAGCTGCTGCCTTAACAAAAGGCAGTCAGCGTGTAATGAATGACAAAAATTTGGTAGCTGGATTAGCTGATGCAGTGCGCGACGATGCTCGTTCACATCCGCAGAACTTTCCATCGGGATTTAGTAGAACTGCTCAAAAGACACCCGATCCAGAACTTGCTCAATGGTTCTTAGAAAATATTGACAAGATTGAAAAAGAAGGTTACGAAGGTACTGTCTATTCTAGAGATGGTGTGAATAGTGAATGGATTGTTAGACGTTATATAGCGGGAAGTCATAACTGGGAAGATTTAACCGGTGTTATGAATATGAACTTGCGTGATTGGTATCTATTGAAAAATAGAAATATGCTAGATGCAAATCACAAAGATATTCAGAAGTTTAATAGTGTGCGTGATATTGGTTATTACATGACCACGCATTATAAAGATCAATTAGAGAAAGTTAGAGATGCAGCAAAGAATGCAGCCAGAAACAAAATGGCCAAGAGTGTCAAACTTGTCGATAACGATGACTATAGAATTTATACAACATTAAATCGTGCGGCAAGTTGCGCACTAGGATTAGGAACTCAGTGGTGTACAGCTAATTCTAACTATTCAGGACACTATCATACCTATAGTAATAGGGCTATGTTATTTCAGATGTTTCCTTATGCTAAAGAAAAAGATGCAGAAGGTGATAAGGTAATTGATAACAATCAAAAATATCAATTTGATGCAGGCGGTCCACATTTTATGGATGCTACAGATAAACCTGTGCCAGCTAAAGTTATACACGAAAGATTTCCGTATCTATATTCTGATTTAACCCATGCATTGAAAACTAATAAGAATAAGATAGAAACAGCAATAAAAGAATTAGATGCTGATCCTACATTGCAAGGCGAAGATTTCAAGGTTAAGAAATATGATATCAGTAAAGAGATAGAAAAATTACATACATTTGTTGATAAAGGATATATGACAGATGAGGCGCGTCCAAAGGCAGTTTCATCTAAGGATGATTCTGGACAGGAACAACCACAAATATCACCTCCAACAGAACAGCCACAACAACAGGCAGCACAGGAACAACCACCTATGGAAAGTATTAGAGAATTAGCCAAGAGAATGCTCGAAGGGCGTGACTTAGATCAAGAAGAATTAGAAGAAGACGACGTCGAAGAAGACGACGAATTAGGGGATGCAGGTATAGCACCACCATCACAAACAGGTGGCGCTGGATTAGGATCAATGGGCGGCGGCGCTGGCCCAACAGGGGGAGGTGGACAATATCCACCAGGTACAGCGCCAACAATGCCGGAATCATTAAATCATAAAGGAAATGAAATCATGGAAAATGTAGATAAAGACGTAGCAGCAATGCTCGCATCTCTTAAGAAGTATGACGTTCTCAAGGAATCATGCGCACCAGTGCTAATGGCTCGTCCAAAGCCTTTCGTGGCTGAAGAAGAAGACAAAAAGGAAGGTAATCCTTGGGAAAAGCTCGCATCTGATAAGAAAGATGATGAGAAGACTTCTAAGACTCATAAGGGCGGAACTGTTACTAAGACTGAAAAGGGCTTAGTTCACAAAGCTGCTGATAAGAAAGATAAAGTTGATGAGAAGAAAGAAGTCGAAGAAGATGACAAGGAAAAGGTTGAAGAAGGTGCCGATCAAGAAGTCCTAACATGGATGAAGCGTTTCGCATCTCTTGGCAACATGAAAGGTTACGGTCGTTAATATGAGACTTGATGAATTTTCAAAAGGTAATCCTCTTGTTGAAAAAGACGAAGGGAAGCATAATAACGGAAAGACTACCGGATTTAAGGTTGTCGCTAAAAAAGCGGCAGCAGAGTATGGTAGTAAAGAAGCTGGCCAGCGTGTTGCTGGTGCAATCCGTAACAAAATGAAGAAATAAATCGTGCGGCTTGGTGATTTTAAAGAAGACTCCGAGCCAACACGGAAAGAAGTTCCGAGTCTGCCCGATAAGAAGGCCTTAGAGGAGGCTATGTATGCTTTACATAAGGCATATATAGCTGTTGATACCTTATTAAGAAATATGCCCGATAAAAAAGAAAATTGATGTCAGTTTTCTTAGCTATAAACTTGACTTTCTAGTAAGTAATTGTTATACTCTAACTTACTGGAGAGTTTATGTCTCATAAAGAAGATTTTTTACAGAGTTGTTTAGTATTAGATACTGAAACTAACTCTGATGATTACAAAATTGCAGAAATTATCGAATCAGGCTTTGTTATTCGTGAAGGTAGTGACTGGACTATTTTTCAAGAATTGCATAAGCCTGTTGATCGCCCCATCCCTCCCAAAGTAGAATCTATTTGTTATATTACAAATAAGATGGTTGAAGATAAACCATCGTTTCTTGATTCTAAAGAAGTTTTCCAAGAAGTAATAAATGGTTATGCCGCTGGCTATCTAGTTGCGCATAACCATTTCTACGATATGCGTGTATTAGAA